GGCTCACAACAACGGTAACATAAGAAGCGTAACCTCCACCCTGGTTGCCGGGTCGTATTTCTTGCGGTTCAGGACCTTGGCCATCCGTTCGCGCACCTGGATGCTCAGCGCCTTATTCGCAGGCAGGCGGTCATCGTTGTCTGCGATCTCCAGGCACTCCCACGCCAGCGAGTCGGCGCCAGCTTCGGAAGCCTGGACGCACAGCTCGTCGAATTCGGGATGCTCGGATCGCCATAGGTTGATTAGCCAGTAAGGCGGCAACCCGGCTATCTCGCCTATGGCGGTAATGCGCAGGCCGGACGCCAGCGCCTTGAGAACCTGGATAGCGTCGTCCGCACGCAATGGTGGGTTGCGGGTCAATTGCCGCAGTTCGCGGCTCGCTACGGCCTTGGGATTGTCACTCAATGGGCGGTCTGGATAGGCCATGCGCGGAAGGTAGCCGCGCGCATCCTGGAATGCAACCTGCGGCGCTATGTTAGCTATGTTGCAAGCCTATGTTGGCTATGTTGGCGTAATTGATATTACGCTTCTTATGTTACCGTTGTTGTCGGGCGGTGTTTGAGGTGCGGGGGTGTGAGAATAGGTGGCCGGGGTTGACGGTGTATAGCGTGGGTGCCGGTAACGACGCGCCACGGATACAGTTGCTTGCCTGACTTCACCCGCCCCGAAACTGCCGCTGACCTGCTGCTACGGCGACGGGAGGCGATGGAGTCTCTGGAGTCCTACGCGGCCTACATCGACATCCCCGACCGGCCTATCGTCGAGGGTGAAGGGGACTCGGAGTATGCGTTTGTGGACGGTAGCCTGGCCGAGCATCACCGCGTCATCTGCCGGGCCATCCAGCGGTGTGTGGAGAAGCGGCACGGGCGCCTGATGATCATGGCGCCGCCGGGTGCGGCGAAATCGACGTATACCAGCGTGGTCGCGCCGACCTGGATCATGGGGAAGTGGCCGGGGAAGCGCATCATCGGGGCGTCCTACGGGTCGGAGTTGGCCGAGAAGCAGTCGAAGAAGGCGCGGGCTATCTGTCGGAGCAAGCGGTATCAAAAGCTGTGGGAGACCTCCATCCCACACGATCAGCGCGCTGCCGACGAGTGGGCGCTTGAAAACGGCTCCACGTATATGTGCGGCGGCATCCTCTCGGGACTGACGGGTAACCGCGGCGACGTGGTGTTTGCAGACGACTTGCTCAAGGGGCGCAACGAGGCCGAGTCCGAGACTATTCGCACGCGGACCTGGGAGGCGTACCGGGATGACTTGCGGTCGCGTTTGGTGTCTGGCGGGTCACTGATCCTGATGAACACCCGCTGGCACATGCTGGACGTGAGCGGGATGATCCTGCCGTCCGAGTGGCGCGGGGAGTCGGGTATTTTTTTAGGTAGCGACGGGCTGGAGTGGGAGGTCATCTCGCTGCCGGCGAAGGTCGAGACGCCGTTGCAGGAGGCCACCGATCCGATGGGGCGGAAGATCGGGGAGTACCTGTGGCCGGACTACTGGGACGAGGCGCACTGGCGGCAGTCTGATCCGGCGCTGGGTGCGCGGGACACGAACACGCCCACCGGTCGACGCGCGTGGTACTCGATGTACCAGCAGATTCCGCATCCGGATGACGGCGTTCTGTTCAAGCGCGAGGACTTCCGGTGGTATGAGGAGGTGCCGGCGCGGCTGCGCATTTACATGGCGGCGGACTGGGCGTTGACGGACAGTTTATTGTCGGCGGACCCCGACTATACCCGCGTCGCGGTGGCCGGGCTGGATGACGGTAAAAACGAGGAGGGCGCACCCCGGCTGTATTTCCTGGATGCCTACTCGGCGCGCAAGGGCGAGGAGATTACGGTGCCGGCGGTGGTGCGGTTGATTAAAAAGTGGCGGAGTAGACTGAGGAAATACATCGGCGAGCAAGGGAACATCGAGAAGTTGGTCGGCGGCCTGATCAAGCGGGAGTGCAAGGATCGTGGCGTGCCTCAGTTGATGCGCGAGCTGCTGCCCACCGCCGGCGCCGGCAATAAGGTCGCCAAGGCTGGCGCATTCCGTAAGCTGGTCGAGGAGGGTCGCGTGTGGCTGCCCATCGGCAAGGACTGGGCCGAGGAGCTGGTCGACGAGTGCTGCGCGTTCCCTGGCGGCGCGCACGATGACTTCGTGGACGTGGGTTCGCTTTTCGGCCGGGCGATGGGCGACATGGCGAATGGGCCGATGGCGTCTGTGGGCGTGATAAGGGAGGCCACGCTGACCCCGTTTACTTACGAGTGGCACGAGCGTATGTTGGCCGCTGACAAGGCGGAGAAGGGGAGAGAGCGTGCGCGATTTGAGTAGCATAGGGATCGAGGAGTGATCGGCCTAGCCGGACTGGCCCGAGCCTCACTTTGCGAGCGAGAGCGCGGAGAAATAGACGGCTGGTGCGGAGTTCACGTTCCTAATGGCGTCACCACCACTGCCGACTACGCTGAGGGGTACAAGGCAGGAATGAATCGCCGCCACATTGCCGAAAGTTCTGAGCCACCAGCGGTCCTCCCGCCCGACCCCGAACTCGACGCCGAGGTGGCGAAGATACTGGAAGGCGCCCCCTATCCCGGCAGCCATCCCCGCTGGAGCGACCGTCACCCTGGATTCTTCCCGTCCGACCCCACCCCCCAATTTTCCTACCTGCACACGTCGGTGGCGTTCGCGCTCGGCTTGCTGATAGGATTCGCGGCATCGGCCATCCTGCTATGAGAGACATCAATGTCCACCCCCAATGACGTGATGGAGAGCGCGCTTGCGAGCGCGAATGCACAGACCGCCGAGGTGGCTGGCGTCGATGCGGACGCCGAGAAGCAGGAAAAAGAGCAGGTCCAGCACTGGCTGTCGACCATCGAGAAGTGCCGCGACTTCGACAAGCAGGCGTATGCCGAGATGGCCACGTGCCGCGGGTATGCAGCCGGCCTGAGCGCGCATGAGGTGTCGGTCAACATCATCGGCTCCAACATCGACACGATGAAACCGTCGCTGTACGCCAAGAATCCCGATGTGTCGGTGGCACCGGCCCGACAGACCTCCATGCCGATGACGCCGCGGCCCATCCCGCCTGGCCCGCCACCGGTGGACCCGATGGTGACGCTGATGCAGTTGCCGAGCTTCGCGATGATCCAAGGCAACCCGGACGCGCTTGCCGCGGCGATGGCAGACCCGACGGTCCAAGAGAAGCTGGCGCCCGAAGTCATCAAATACCAGCAGGAGTTCGCCCAGCACCAGCAGGACACCGCCCGATACGCGCAAGAGATGGCTGCTTATGCTGCCGAGATGCGCAAGCGCGCGATGGACCGTGACGAGCGGAAGCGGTTCAGCGAGACGTTGGAACTGCTCATCTCCCGATCCTGGCAGCTTGCCGAGCTGAAGGAGGAGGTCCGCGCGACCATCGGCGGCGCACTGACAACCGCCGTGGGCTGGTTCAAAGGCACCTGGCAGGAAGATGCCGGCCTCGACCCAATCACGGTCAAGCAGCTCAATTCGCTGCAAACCAACATCGCCCGCATCGACGAGCTACGCAAGCAAGCCGCCGATCCGACCAGCACCCCTGCGCTGGACCAACTTCGCCAGCAGATCGTCGAGGAGCAGACGGCGCTGGATGCCGCCAAAGAGGTCATCACGGCGCGCGGACTGGTGGTGGACTACATCTACTCCGAGGACATGACCGTCCCCATCGGCGTCACCCGCATCACCAAGACCTCCTCGATGCCGTGGCTGGCCCACCGCAGCTTCATGTCGGTCATGGCAGCCAAGGCTATGTTCCCGGACGTGCCAAAGGAGTGCTGGATAAAGGCCAAGAAGTATTCGCAGCGCAAGCCGCGCGTCCGGATCATGGTGGACATCGACAACCACCCGTCCTGGGGCACAGCCACCGCCGATCAGGCGTCGCAGTTCAGCCAGTCGAGCGACGGCACCACGGCCGAGTTCAACGAGGCGCAAACCGGCGACTTCCTGTGCTTCCACGAGATTTGGGACAAGGAAGGCGGCGTGGTGAGGCTCGTGTGCGAGGGGCTGGACCGCTATCCGCGACCGCCTGCTGCTCCCGAGGTGCCAGTCACTCGCTTCTACCCGTTCTACCCAATCGCACCGGTGGAGGCCGACGGGCAGCGCTACCCGCAGTCGCTCGTGCAGCGATCGTATGGGTTGCAGGATGAGCGCAATGGTCGGTTGTCGGCGCTGAAAAAGGCGCGCAATCGGTCATTGCAGGGAATCCTTGGCAACGCTGGGTTGTTGGATAAGGACGAGGCCGGGAAGATCACGCAGTCCGAGATTGGTGAGATTACGCTCATCAATGGGATCGACAACACGCCCATCCAGAACATCTTCATGGCGTTATCCAGGACAAGCGGGCCAGCTTCTTCCAGGGGCATTAGTTTAATAAACGCCTTGGAGAAGTTGAATGCGTCGACGGGACAGTAGGTGGAGGCCATTTTTAGAAGTCCGGACCACCGACGGTAGACGGGTCAGGGCGGAGGTGCATCGGGAGCCCGCCGTTCATCGGGTCAATGCCGGTGAATTCCTTCTGGCAGTTCTGGCACAGCCAGTGGTAGATGCGTTTGGAGTCTCGCTGGCCGACGACCGCCGTTTTACCGTTCTCCTTCAGATGCATACAGGCGTCTTGAGCCGCTTTCCGCCCGGCCTTACCAATTTCTAACTGCGCGACCGTTGACTTCCTGAGCGCTTGTCCTTCCGCCTTCTTCGTCGCCTGAACTTCCAACGCCTCCTGCTGGAGAGCCAACTGCTGCTCTAACTGCTGGATCTGCAATAACTCGCGTCGCTTCGAAAGTTCCGCAAGTTCGGGGTCGTAAGACCCGTTATTCGGAGGACGAACTGGAGGGGCCGCGGTGATGTTGATTTGATTTTTGTCCGACATACGCCTATTCTACCTTGAAGATGAAACCGGTAGCCGCTTCCAAATCGTCCCACTTGCCCGACCAGGGAACGGTGCCGCCCATGCGGGAATAAGCCCAGCGTGCGGGTTTAGAGCGCGCGTCGATGTGGATGTAGTTTTGCCAGGGGTTTACGCCGATGCCTTTTAACTCGGGGTGCTGAAGGACGGCGTTGAGGAGAGCTTTGAGAGAAAGCCCCGGGCAGGAGATATCCGCGGCGATTCCGTAGGTGTGGGCCGAGAAGGTGCCTGGGGGTTTGGACCGCTCGATCGGGTGAGCCGCGCATCGGAAGCCGGAGTTGATTATCAAAGGCCGGGTAAGTTCGTCTCGTAGTTTCTGAATAACCCGGACGAACGACATTTCCGCGCGACAAATCCCGCAGTGCTTACATGCGAATTCGTCGACGGAGAAGTTAGGAGTTAACATCTTCTTCGTCACGCAGGCGTCCCTTCGATGTCCGTTCGCTTCCCGGTGTGAACTGCCCAGCCGCGAGAGGAGCCGCAGCCGAAGGTCTTTTCGACTTGGTCGAGATCGAGTTCGCCGCAGTCGAGGAGGTACAGAAGAACCGTCCGATAACCGCGCTTAACTTCCGACCAGGGGAGTTCGACTTCTTCTTCGTGAGGTCGGAGGCCGTCGAACTTAAACTCCCCGGCTTCTTCGTCCCAGTGGGAGTTCGGAAAATCGGCTCTTTCTAAATGATGGTGAAGCCGCCCGCCTTTGGTCGTCAGGGTGTTGTCCGAGTTCTGCACAATCTCAGTCTTCCGCGATCTCAGAGAATACTCCGGCAACCATCCGCTTTCGTAAACGCAAATCGGCAGAGCTTCACCCCGCCGCTCGACAAAAACCACCCGCTTATCCAGTTTCAGAGGTAACGTGCGAAAACGAAGCCGAGCGTTTAAACGCGCGACCTTCTTTTCAAACTCTTCCGTATTCATCCCGGTCGCCAAACGCGCCGCAGTCGTGACCCCCCTGCGCATGTAGCACCCGCAACACCCCACATTCACAGCCCGCCGGCCAACGCCCGCGGGCTTTTTGCTTTGGACCCCATGCCCGACGTTTCGACCCCATCGCCCAAGATGGCCGCGATGGCGGCCGACATCGAGCTTGCACGCACGCTGATGGGCGGCACGGCCGCCATGCGCGCCGCGGGCACGCGCTACCTGCCGCGCTGGCCCAATGAGGCGCAGGAATCGTTCGACTGCCGCCTGGCCGTCGCGACCCTGTTCCCTGCGTACTCGCGCACCGTCCAGACCCTGACCGGCAAGCCGTTCAGTAAGCCGCTCGCGGTCAATGACGACGTGCCGGCCCAGATCCAGGCGCTGCTGCCGGAGATCGACAGCGAAGGGCGCGAGCTGAGCCAGTTTGCCGCCCAGGCGATGCAATGCGCGCTGGCCTATGGACTGGCGGGCATCCTGGTCGATTTTCCGCGCATGGACGGCGTGCAGACGCTGGCCGACCAGCGCAACCGCGGCGCGCGCCCGTACTTCGTGTTGATCGACCCGGGCCAGATCGTGGGCTTTCGCACGGTGCGCGATGGGGCCATGTGGCGTCTGTCGCAGTTGCGCCTTCGCGAGCACGTGAGCGAACCCGACGGCGACCACGGCGAGCGGGTGGTCGAGCAGATCCGCGTGCTTGAACCCGGCCGATGGGAAGTTTGGCGCAAGGCGAAAAATGATGCCTGGATGATCCACGAAGAGGGCGCGTCCAGTCTGAAAGAGATCCCGTTCGTGCCCGTCTACGGCGCGCAGGACGGGTTCATGGACTTTCGCCCGCCACTGCTCGAGGTCGCGCACCTGAACGTGCAGCACTGGCAGTCGGCCAGCGACCAGCAGACGCTGCTGCACATCGCCCGCGTGCCGATCCTGACGGTGATCGGGGCGAATGACGACACGGTCATCACGGTCGGCGCGGCCAGCGCGGTGAAGTTGCCCCAGGGCTCTGACATGAAGTTCGTCGAGCACTCGGGCGCCGCGATCGCCGCCGGGCGGCAGGATCTGATCGACCTGGAAGAACGCATGCGCCAGGCCGGCGCGGAACTGCTGGTGCTGGCCCCGGGCAAGGTCACGGCCACGCAGATCGCGACCGAGAACGCCGTGGGCATGTGCGCCCTGCAGCGCATCACCCTGGGCCTGCAGGACTCGTTGAACACCGCCCTGCAGCTCATGGCCGACTGGATGAGCCTGCCGACCGGCGGCACGGTCACGCTGTTTTCCGACTTCGGCGCGGCCACTCTTGCCGAGGCGAGCGCCGAGCTGCTGTTCAAGGTCAACCTGGCCGGCAAATTGAGCGACCAGACATTCCTGGCAGAGATGCAGCGCCGCGGCATCCTGGCGCCTGGCGTGACGGCCGACGACGAGCGCGACCGCATCGAGGGGCAGGGCCCGGCTCCGGCTGGACCGCCGCCCGTGCCACCGGTGCCGCCCCACTCTGAGGACGGGTCGACGGATGATCCGCCGGCCGCATGATCTCGGTCAACGACCGACTGGTGTCCGAGGCCATCAGCCACGCGGTTGACCTGGACCAGTACGGCACCGGGGTTGTGCGGCGCATGCTGGCGCTGCTCAATCGAGTCGACGCGGACTTGTTCGCGCAGCTCACCGCCGCACTGGGCAACCTGGACGCCGAGTCGTTCACGGTCGAGCGCCTGGAAGCCTTGCTGATGTCGGTGCGCACGATGCACGCGCAGGCCTACCTGCAGCTCGAGCGTGCGCTGACCAGCGAACTGCGCGAGTTCGTGGCCGCCGAATGGGGCTACCAGCAGCAGCTTTTGCCCTCGGTCGGCGTGCCGCTGAGCTTTGGTACTGGGGTTGCGACCGCCGAGCAGGTGTACGCCGCGGCGATGAGCCGGCCGTTCCAGGGGCGCCTGCTGTCTGAATGGGCGTCAGGGATCGAGACGCAGCGCATGACCCGCATTCGGGACGCGGTGCGCATCGGGTACGTCGAGAATGAGTCGGTGCAGCAGATCGTGCGCCGGGTGCGCGGCACCCGGGCGGCAGGCTACACGGACGGGCTGATCGAGATCGACCGGCGCCACGCCGAGGCGGTGGTCAGAACCGCCGTGCAGCACGTGGCGGCAGTCGCGCAGGACCGCATGATCGAGGCCAATCTGGATCTGATCAAGGCCGTTCAGTGGCATGCAAAGCTCGATCTGCGCACGAGCCCGACGTGCAGGGTGCGGGATGGATTGCTCTACACCCCGGACACGCACAAGCCGATCGGGCACAAGGTGCCGTGGCTGTCAGGTCCGGGCCGCTCGCATTGGAACTGCCGCAGCCTGGCAGTCCAGATGCTCAAGTCGTTCGAGGAAGTCACCGGCATCGCGGGCGTTGGCGAGATCCCGGTCGGGACGCGCGCCAGCATGGACGGGGCTCTGCCCGCCGACCTCACGTATGGCCAGTGGCTGCAGAAACAGTCGGCAGCCCGCCAGGATGAGGTGGTCGGCCCGACCCGCGGGGCGCTGATGCGCGAGGGCAAATTGCCGTTCGACGAGCTCTACAGCCGGCGCGGCGAGATGCTGACGCTGGACCAGCTGCGCGAGCGCAATGGGGCGGCATTCAAGCGGGCGGGCGTATAGTGGTTGCCCCATGCCGAAATTCACGGTCATCACCGGCACGCCCGCCCCGGACACCCCAGTCGAGCGGGTGCGCAAGCGCCTGCGGGCGCACAAGCCGCCCGAGATGCTGCAGTGCCTG